TCCTATTTCAAGGAATCCATTTCCTGTAGCCTGAACATCTGTATAAAACTTTTCCATAGTTTGCTGGAATGTATCTTCATCATTTAAAGATTCTAGCCAGTCTCTGATTTCTATCTTCATACGTTCTATACGACGACGAGCACGATCAACTTGTTCTGCATCATCATTCATTTCAAAACGAAGCATAGTCTTGTCTGATATTTCAAACTTATATCCAAGGCCAACAACATTTTCTACCTTGGCATCAATAGCAGCATGATTAGCAAAAGATGTATCATAATAACTTGCTAATTCATACATGTTATACGGTGGTGTAATTACATCAAATAGGCCATAGCCATTTTGATATACCATACCAGGATTTAGTTGTTTTGATTTTGTATCATCTTTTCCAGAAGGGAAGGCATTAGCGTCTGTTAAATATCTATTTGTTATTTCAACTGCCTGATATGAAGGGTTATAGGAAGTGTATTGATTATATGCAGAATCTGGAATGGTATATTTAGCCATACTTCTAGTAGTACGGCGTTTAAAGTTAGTATCTATTCCAGAAAGATCCTTTAGTTGGTCCCATGATTTTAAAAATGGGTCGCTATTTGCAAAAGGATTTGGATCTGTGTATTCTGTATTTAGACTTGCCTGAATATAATCGTATTCTTTATCCATTTTCGTATGCATCTCTTCCATGTGTCTTTAATGTTTGTTGTGCAGCATGAATAGCACCAAGATCATTCAAAGAAGGAATCATTCCTTGTTTAAACCTATCCATTTGTTCACTATGCTCTTCTTCACTAATTCTTGTAAGGCCTGCTACAAATACCGCCTGGCCTTCGCCATCATCGCCATAGTAAATTGCAGCCTGCTTTAATTTTGCAATTTGACTAATATCACCACGAAGCGAAGGAATATTTAAAATACTTCCATTGCCATCTGTAAACCATTTACCATCAGACTTTTTATATACATAAAGACCCCAGTTATAGTCCTTTTCTATGACCTTGCGACGTACATTTCCTACAATTGGTTTACCAGTTTTTGGGTTAATCAATGGATTCATATACTAAAGTATACCAGATTATACTGCTGAACCTACCTTAACCGTCCAAGTTGTGTCATTATAAATTTTAACCTTTTGAGCATCAAATATCATGCCCTCATCATCATCAATAATAATCTTATTAGTTCCAATATAGGTTTTATAAACATCCAATGGACTTACACCATATAGTTCTGATGAGGAGATAATTAATACACCTTCCCATGTAAAACTATTTAGCCAGTAATCCCAATCAAAATTTGTTAGTCCGTCTGACTGGACCCTTAGCCATGGCCTTGTTAGTGTGCTTTGAACCTGCTGTAAATTATTTGCTTGATAATAGGCAACATTATTAAATACTACAGGACCATTTAAATTAATACCACCAAGATATAGGTCAAAATTAAGTGCGTTAGCAAATGCTATTCCTAGGACTCCCCACTCTTTTACAGTCATTACTGGCTCTCTGACTATGCTGCCATTCCAATAATATGCTAAACCATTAAATATGGATCCAGTATTTACACTCTTTGCAAAAATTTTTGCTCTTAGTCCATTGCTATCTAATGCTTCTATGAAAAACTTAATAGTATCACCTTTATACTCTATTTCAAAAAGTTCTGTTTGTGCTAATGGAAACTTATCTAAATCTGATCTCATCCATAGTTGTACTGCACTTACACGATAGTTATCTGATATCGTACTATTAATTGGAATTGCAATGCCACGACTAATCTGTGGATCATACTGGCCACGAATTTCAACACCAGATGTTCTATTTAAATAAAGGTATGGGGTACTTCCTTTATAAATACTAAAAGGATTCTTGGCTTTATAATCATAATAAAGCCCAGCACGTGTGTATGGGAAAAGGTTTACACCAAATCTAGTTCCTATAGGATTAAATGAGTTTCCACTTAAAGCCTGTGATGCTAATTCAAGCCTACGAAGAGTGATTGGTTTTCTTAATATACCCCTAATATTAAATTCTAAATGATATACAATTGCTAATTCATTAAAGTCAACAGTTTTATTAGGATATACAAGAGTATTGTCAACTACCTCAAATTTTGTAACATCCCAATTTGTATAATCTGAAATATCAATAATTGAGCCTTCTTTTGGTGGCTCAATATGAGTAAATGTTGACTGTGGATAATTTGCGCCTTCTGTTATATATTGGAATGTTAAATAACTTTTAATTGAGGCCTCTGATGTATCATACTCGTAAAACTTTATAGATCTTGACTCCATATCTTCATAGTTATTCCAACCAGTAAATAGATAGTTGTCTAAATCATTATATGTTCTTTGAACTGGATGCCCATATTCTTGAAATAATTCTTCATATGTCCAGGAAGAAGTTTCTTCGTTTTCCAATAACTTTGATGGCTTTGGATATCCAATATTAAACTGTATAAAATCTAGATCGTAGTATTTTTCTCCATCTCTATTATTTACAAACTGGCCAAAATATGACAGTGGAAGATAATCTTCCCAATACCCTGCAACTCCAATATCTAAATAATATGTATCATATGCTTCTGTTGGTAGCAATGTGTAACTTGCTGTATGTGCAAGCAATGCTTTTGCATTTTCTGATTCATCAGATCCTGTGGCCAGGTTACTATCAAGTATTGCAGTTCCATTTTCTTCAAAATGATTTTGAATACTGAATGAGTTGTATGCTGTTGATAAACCAATAGAATAAATTTTTCCAGTAAATTGATAACTTCCAGTTTCATCTCCACCGACATACATGCTTAGGCCATTTTGATTTCCAAAAAATGATGCAACATTGCCACCAAAATAGTTAGATATAACAGGAATTTGTATGCCCACAGCGTACTTTTCATCTTCTACAATTATATCTGTAGTATATATTTCTTCTTCTATACCATTATATGTTAGGTAATAATGAATCTCATCTAAATCTTTTCTTATGCTAAAAGAATTTCCAGTAAGTGGGTTGTAGATTTTAAAAAGTATTTCTTCTGTTGTAAGATTATCTGATGAAAAAACTCCATATATTGTATCTACACCATTATTTATAATATTAAAAGTTGGAAAATTAAAATATGCCTCAACTGATGACCAAGATGTATTTGGTCTAAAAGTTATAAAAGTGTCATCGGTTGGATTTTGTATACCATTATTGTCATCGTAAAGTTCTTGTAATGTTTTTGTTCCAGTGCTGATTTCTGGCAAAGAATAGTTTGGTGTTGTAACTGATGTTTCTGTTGTTAAAAGATTATCAAATGTACCCTGATCCCATCTTGCAAAATCTGGATAATTATAGTTAGCAGTATAGTCTGCAAAAGGATAGTCAACAAATGCTTGAACTCCTCCATATGCAGAATTAATTGTTTCTGGTGATAAAACACCTTGACCATAAACCCAACGACGTTTTGCTACACTTATTGCTACGGAATATGGATATATTGCAACACAATCAAGTTCTATTGGACTTACATCTTCATATGAATAAAATCCTAACCAGTCTTGATTATCTCCATTATTATCTAAAATATCTGGTAAAGAAAGAGCACTAGTATCAATATCTAATGAGATAACCTGTTCTCCATTTATCAATACAGTGGCACTATTTCTTATTATTCTAATATGAAAAAGCATTGGTCTAAACCATTCACCAACAAAGTGTGATGAAAAGTTATTGCCAATTACTAATGTTAAAAATCCACCTTCTATATATAATCCATCTGTTGATGCAATCGGTCCAAATATTTTTTTAGGTGAAAAGGTATTAGAATTTATTCTCATCCAGAATTCAACTGTATACTCTTTGAATTGGCCTGCTTTATTTAAAAATCCTTGTCCAGGAATAATTAAAGAAGGCTCTCCATTATTTTCTCTAAGTCTTGTAATGTTTGATGCACCATATACCATAGGCAATCCAGTATTACGTGCTTTTATATTATTATTGTTAATTAAGTAATATCCATTTTCTCCACCCAGACCATACGCATCTGCAGCAACACATTCTAAAGTTGTTAATGGAATATTTGATGGAAGAGATATTGGGGTAATACCAAGAGATGTTGTATTAAAATCTTCTGACCACTGGCCTAGAGTAAGACCATTAACATAAAATACATAGTCTGATGTTGATCCACCTTGATCATAATTAAATTTAATAACTAATCTGAGTTCTGTGTCTTCATCTGGTATTTCAAAAGTCCCAGAAACAAATCCCCATGCCTGAAATATATTTGTATTAAATGTTTGAAGTTTTTCTACTATCTGTGAAGATGTTGTATCTGTATATTGGTATCCTATTGATACCCCCGTTAAATAAGCACTATCAGAATAAAAGTATGCACCAACACAAAATGTTGTTAATGTTTGATCTAAATCTGTAAAGTTAATTATATTTGGACTTACTGCTTTAATTTCTCCAGGAAGATTTACTGGCATGGTATCTTCAAGACGTGTTGTTACGCTATCTGGAAATGGCTCTGCAGCGATTGAAGATGTTGTTGCTGATGCTCCAGTTATTGTCCAAAGACTAATATTTCTATCTGTTTCATCAATAAGACTAATATAGTCAATTTGATCATCTAATGCCCACATGATTGTGGGATGTTCAGCAAATATTTTTTCTGCGTACAGATTAGATGGGGTAGTCATTGATTTCTCCTACCCCAATTATAGCAGTTAGGATATTTTAATCTCACATGAATCTGTGGTGCAATAAGCCTCTCCCAAAGCCTCAAGATTATCTACTCCATCATAAATTGCGGACCAATTAATCTTTTTAATTTGTCCAACATAGGAGTTATATTCATCTTTTGTTATTTGAGTATATGGCTGTTGCGGATATGTCTTATTGCCCATTGGCAAGAACGATACCGCCTTTAATTGACCCTCATACATGTGGAGTGCT